ACAAGCCAAATATGAAAGAATCATTAATAAATATATTATCAAACACGGTTTAGCAAAAGCCCATAAAGAAACCGAGTTTGAACACAAAAACAAAATGAAATGTATAGACCTTATTCAAAAAAAAAAGAAAAAATAGTGTCGCTTGAAAAATCCCTTTCTCGTACGAAGGATTTACGAGGGGGGTATGGATACAGTAGGAGTAAGAATAGTCGGAAATCGAAAAAGAAAAATCATAAATAATGTAATAAATGTCGACATATTTTTTCATGTGTCAACATTTACTTAAATTTAAATCGCTACAAGTTCCGTCAAGACTGCCAGGTAGCGGCCTGAAGAGAGTTGCGGTATTTGTTCTAATTTTTTATCGGCCATTACCTTGCGAATACGCTGGAGAATACCTGACCATGTTCCACCTCCACTAAACGTCATGGCTTCCGCAAAAGCCCATGTCAAAGCTCCATCAAATGTATTACCTATATATGCATCAAGACTTGTTTGGCTATCTTTACAACCACTGAGTAAAATAACCTGACCTGGTGTATCGATCGAATGAGGATCAATGGTATTGACTTTATCTTCGTTGTAATATTGGTACCTAAGATCGAATATAGATCCGCTATGACAACTATCGAATAATGCAAATAAAGAAACATTCTTTTTCAAGTGTCGCTGCAAGATTTCCTTGAATTCGTCATCTACAATTGCACGATTATCTACAGACACGATAAGTTCGTCTTTTCCGTCTTTTTCGTCCGGATTGTATAAATCAGACTGGAAATACCCATGACCACTAAACGTAAAACAAATATGATCTCCGGATTTTGCGGTCCCAACTAGGTTAGTGAATTCACTTAATATGTTTTCACGAGTTGCTTCGCTATCTAGAAGAAGTTTGATATTTTCTAGTCGATATTCGAATTTTGAAACCAAGATATCCCTTAGTATATGAACATCATTAATACATCCGTGTAATTCGTTCTGCGTACCTACATAATTTATACCCACAAGAACTGCCTTTTTTGTATTGTAAATCGGACACATGCCACGGGATGTTTCAATCTCATGATCTGATTCAATAACCGGTTCAAGCACAGATTCAACTACAGATTCAATAACCGGTTCAACTACCTGTTCAACAACCTGTTCAACTACAGATTCGATAACCTGTTCAACAATCGGTTCAACAATCGGTTCAACTACAGATTCAACAACCGGTTCAACTACCTGTTCAACTACAGATTCGATAACCGGTTCAACTATAGATTCAATTACAGATTCGATAACTGGTTCAACTACAGATTCAATTACAGATTCGATAACTGGTTCAACTACAGATTCAATAACCGGTTCAACTACATGTTCAACTACAGATTCAACTGATTCGATAACTGGTTCAACTACAGATTCAATAACCGGTTCAACTACATGTTCAACTACAGATTCAACTGATTCGACAACTGGTTCAACTACAGATTCAACAATCGGTTCAACAATCGGTTCAACTACAGATTCAACTGATTCGACAACTGGTTCAACTACAGATTCAACAATCGGTTCAACTACAGATTCGATAACCTGTTCAACAATCGGTTCAACAATCGGTTCAACTACAGATTCGACAACTTGTTCAACAACCGGTTCAACTACCGATTCAACAACCGGTTCAATAATCGGTTCAACTACCGGTTCAACAACCGGTTCAACTACCTGTTCAATAACTGGTTCAACAACCTGTTCAACTACAGATTCGATAACCGGTTCAACCACTACAGATTCAATAACTGGTTCAACTACCGGTTGGGGTTTTTGTTTTATATTTGAAAGATATTTGTCTCGGAGATTTGCTAAATGAATCATCTGATCTTTCATCCAATTCATAATCTTGGTTTGGTTTTGACTCTTTTGCCGGACCGACATTTTCGCATTCATATGGTTCGCCTGTAATTGAAGATTAGTAACCTGTGTCTGATACCATGAGTCGAGTTGATTTAGTTCTAAATCCATGTATATAATATCATATCCTTTTTTATTTTCGATTTCTATCATCATTCATTTCGAGTGAATTGAGTTTTCCAGTCTAAAACTGCGTCTACAGGCGGCTTTCCATTTGTTGTTAGGTAAGTATTTTTATCAACATATGCGGCGTCTTTCATCGGAACGAGAGAACGGAAGTATTTTGCATTCATTTTGGAGTAAGGTAAAATTACCTCATCGTTTATATGAATATAGTCTTGTGTATCATAATCCAAATAGAAATTGTTGTAAAGCATGAAATTAAAAGACGTTTTATTATTCATCAATTCTTCTGTCAAGCGAGTATACATGGTTTCATTGTTTTCGTTTGTAATCAGGTTATTCGATGGAATTTTCAAAACGCAAACGCCGTCATCGTTCTTCATGCAGTAAGGAGTTGTGTCGCACGATCCATCGCATAAAGATATCTTTTTCAGTTTCATGAGTTCGTCGTCGGTATAGGAAGAAAATACAAAATGTGGTTTTCCAATCTGCTTCAGCTTTTCTGATATGGTTTCCACTTTATCCTTCATTGACGTTCTCTTTTGTTGCACTATTGTGATTATTTCCTTACGTATATTCCTTGTTTTTGAAAATGTATTTAAAAGTATTCTGATTTTATTGCGAAACAAGGTGTAAAATTGTTGTTGAAGCCATAATAATTTATTATTTCTATTTTGAAACCCCGATGGTTTGTTCAGTGCAATATTTTTATCAGATTCTAGCGGGTTACTGCTATGAATTAAATTCGTCAATGTGTCTGTACTCTCAATATCGGATTTTTTGATCTTGGGGTTTATTTGGATGAAATTATGACTCGTTGTTATAATTCCGATAATGTGGTTATCTTCTATAACCTTGGTATTCGGTTCGCAATTTATATTTATTTTGGAATCGAGACCGATCCGCTGGACATGCTTGAGAAATTCGACAGTCGATTTGTAATCTTTCCATATGGACTTGTCGTCTACCCACTTCACCGGGTAAAACTTTCGTAATACAGTAGATGGGTAACATGGTAAAAAAAATACATTATTTTGTGGAGATGCTTCTTCCTTTCCTTCGGTTTGTTTTGTCCATTTCACAGTAAACCCTATTATTTTCCCCTGATAATTCCAAACAGCAGAAACGATATTCAGAGTATTCTTGAATCGATTCAACAAAGAAATTGTAGTTGATGCGTCTATGCCTCGCTTGAATGTTATTCCTACTCCGGGTCGTGGGGGGCAGTACGCGTTAATATTTCTCTCGAACATTTTCAAAAGCGCATTCATATTCAGATCACTTTTATTTTTTATGAAAACTTTGGTAAGATGGAATGATTCTATTGTACCCGTTGTCCGGGTGGGAGTGTGCCCTTCACTTCGAATAAGATATAATGGCGTATATACATCCTTTTGTTTCAAGAGTATGAACGTGTGTTTTTCCGGATTGAAAATATTATTTATATAAGAATTATTTGGGCACTGGATTCCGACCTGTCCATTGCTTGAAAAATGCTCGACAATTATCATATTATATCCATTTCCAAATAACAGTTTTCCGCTGATTATTTCCCACATATACGTGGGTTCGATAACATTTTCTTCGTCAAGTAAATAAGCGTGGAAATTCTCTAGTGAAGCGATAGATGATTGTAAAAATGCAAGCTGAGACTCCTCGCTTTGGTCTATATATTTGTACAATTCTGTATCGCGATACTTTTCAATATCGATCTTTCTCTCCACCGTGGGTTGGAAAATAGAGGCTATACTTCCACTATGAAGAGACACGTATGCATCCAGTGTGATTTTTTCCACTAATACTTTACGGAATTCATCGCTCTCGACAATTTTCGGTTGAATCAAACTGTAAATATCTGCCAAACATGCCAAAAAACTATGTTGGTTATTTTTCGTCTGAGTTAATCCAAACCGGAGGAGGACCTTTTCGCCACCAACCACCAATTTATCGTCGGTATATTTACTATTCAAAAATATCTGTATTGCTTGAGGCAATCTACCTAGTCTATTTTTTGAAACCGCAGTGTCGACCAATGTCCTCATTTTCGTCTTGTTAATGAAAAAAGAAGCCTCCTTTATCGGCATTTGATCGGGAGTAGGTTCTAGTTCATCATCATCGTCATCATCATCTTTATCGTCATCATCTTCATCATCGTCATCGTCATCGTCATCGTCAGACTTCTTGCCCTTTATACTTTTTTTCCCCACTTTTTTAGTTTTTTTCTGTGTTTTTGTCGACGCTTGTGAAGCCGGATAGGCTTCCGGATTACATCGGGATCTTAGCGCGATTTGTTTTGGTCCTCTGATTTTCAAACATTGCGGAAAACAAATGGGAACATTCCCGCTATCTACTTTTTCGGTTTTTTCATTTGAGTTTAAAAACCCCATCAACAAGTTCCCTTTGCCTGCGATGTCATTTACCATGACAAATTCATCCGCTTCTCGCTTCCCTTTTTTTGTAATCATCTTTCCACATTTTCCGGAATTCGCCTCTTTTTCCGTCAATGGCCCCTCTTCCCCTGCTCTCGCACACCAATATTTAGGACATATGTAATGTAAAAATCTGCCGTTCTTATCTTTCCGAAATTTCACACTTTCATATTGCTTTTTATCTCCGTAATCTTGTGTAGGATCTGAAATTTTCGTATCTACTGCGAGTTTTTCTTCTTCAGTAAGAACAATAGGTCTTTCTTGTTGACTTCTTCGAGCATAATTTCCATCTTCCATTTGTTGTCTGAGAACAGGATCTCGATCTTTTATACGCGCCAAATAATAATCAAGAGGAGCCGTCCATTCGCCAACAATCTTTTTTTTCGCTCCACCACCGAATTCTTCTTTTTCAGCATCATCGTCATCGTCGTCGTCAAATAACAACAATTCAGCATCGGGATCTTCTTCTTCGTCGTCATCGTCGAATAACAACACTCCGGCATCAGGATCTTCTTTCCCAACCTCTTCTTTTTCTTCTTCTTCTTCGTTTTGTTCGACGGTATTATTATCATCAAGGCTTTTTTCGTCATCTTCTTCTTCAGATTCATCGTCACTTACATTTGATTTTATATCGTCTGGATCGACGATGTCATTATTAAGAATTTCGGAATCTGCATCCACTAAAGGTATATCATTCGCAACAATCTGTTGTTCAAACATATCCACTGCGACCCTTTTGCCCGAAGAACACATTTCTTTTATTTCGTCGGTGGGCTTCATAATCATTTTCAACATGGAATCTATAAATATCGGAACCGTCTTCAAGTAACTCATATTGTGAATAAATCTTACTTCCACTCTGTATTTATAAGAAAAACTGTCGATTCGATTGATTGTAGTCAGAAACCCACTATTTGTTTTCTGACTATTATCTTGATTCGTATATCGGCTAGGTGTGATTCGTTGTCCTTGGCGGCTTTCGTATCGAGTTAAAAGTAAATCCGCTTGCTGGCCGGGAAATTTCGCAGTCAATTCCGCTTCTATTTGCTGTCGTTTGAAAACCCGATTATAATTTAGCCGTAGTAGCTGAGAAATATAAACGTCCTCATCCGTCAACTTTTCGTAATTCTCTACTCTCCAATAAATCATTTCCATATCTTTTGGCTTTCCCGGTTTCTTCGTGTTTGCTTTTATTGCCTTTTTGGCAGGTTGTATACGTGGAATAAATATAGACGACAGACAATTCGTCACTGTTTCCGTACTGGCATTGAGAGTGTTGGTAACCAAGTCGATTTCACATCCGAAATTCAAAAATACGGTTTCGACGTAAGGATGATCTATAGTTTCAAATGGTTCTATACGATATCCTAGTGGTATAACTGCACTGTTAAGGAGGTTTATAGCAGGGTCTAATATTTTATTAATATATATCTCGAAAATACCAATATCTATAAATGTATTCATGTTTCCCTGCACGTGAACATTTCCATTTTTTTCCAACGAGAGACGAACCAAATCATTCATAGGATTCGTGTCCCGATTGGGATTGAGCTGGTTGTCATAATGAATGAAAAGAACCAGTCGTTCTTCACGGCTTCCCTGTTTCAAATCTTTCAAATAGGTCTCATTTGTCATTAAATGATTTAATAATGGTATTTTTATCCCATCATGGGTTTTTTGTTTTGTATGAATCCTCGAAATACTGTTTTCTTTATTCGGTGAACTGAACTGAATTATAGGTACATCAATCGTCGTTGCAATTCGCTTGAATATAGTAAGAATCGGCAAGTTCTTCGTTTCATACGGATGCTTGATGAAATAAAACGATTTTATTCCTCTGCTTATATAATCGAGTTCCGGTTCTTTTTGCATATCAATAATGGAGTCGATATATTTATTTTGCAAGAGTAGATGTGGCTGATCTACTGTCTCCTGATTCCTTATTAGATGATCTTCTCTTCCAGAAGACCAAAAGTCCTTTGGTAAGCCAGGGTAATATCGTTCTGTTAGTTTTTCGTAAGGCATTTTTTGACGAGTCCAATATTCCACCGCATCCTCTGCCAAACATAAGTAAATAGTATTGTCCTTAAAATTACCTTTATGAAATAGGAAATGATTTTGTTGTTGAATTTGATCGCTTGGATTTTCATGAAGATCTGTGAAAAACTCGGATTCAAATGGGTTTACACAAAAGTAAGCATCCCGATTTCTTAAATTTGGGGGTGTCTGGAATAAAAACTCAAAACCAAGCCCCATTTTTTCCATCTTAGTTTTTTCTCGAAACAAGTCCAAATTTTCCAAGTCCTCGAACGAAATTTCAGGATGTACATCGTCTTGAAAAGCCTCGTTTTTCAAAAGTAAATCTACATCTAATTCCTTATCTAGATAATAATTCGTTAATAGTTTGGTTATTGTTTTATTGGTCACTTCGTCTTTTTCGTAATTGGTCACTTCTTTATACCATGGCAACAGTTGGAATGGAGTTTCGATAACACTGAACAAATACATTTCCTCTAAACAAAACTCGGGTATTTTGTCGTTCTTTATTCTCTCGGTATTACAGACTTTCCAGATTTTATGATTTGCCGTTTGGATGGTGTCGTCAAGATAAATCTTGGTATCTGTATAAATTATATTTGTCTTCTGAGCCGTATAAAATTCGGTTTCAATGTTACTAAACAAACTATGTTCGCGGTCGCTTCCGAAAACAAGCAAATGTCTAGGCGAATTGTCTGAATCCAATATACAAACTTTTAACATTTCTTTGCTGTTTTCCATTATTATATATTATAGAAATAATAGAAAAACTACTTAACTAACTTATAGAAGGCTTTGCTTTGTGATACAAATACTTTACAATGGAGTTCGCGTGAACTGTTCCTGCTTTTTTAAAGGTACCGCACATGTAATACGCATTTTCGTCCATACAAAGCGAATTGCAATTCCCATCAAGACCGATATTGTCTTTGTTTTGGGCGTTGTTGACATCGAAAAAATTATCAAAAGGAAGCCATTTGTGTCCTACCGTATCATACTTCACAATGTGATTCACAATCACATCCGAATCGACGACGTGTGTAAATGCTCCACCGATGATGAGACATTTTTGTTCTGCATTATAGATCATAGTATGACAAACACCATCAAGACCCTGAGCCAGAGGTGACCATTCGTGGTTTTCTAAATGATACGATGCAATATGTCGAGACTCTACTCGGTTTTCTTCACTTCCCACACTATCAAATGTTCCACCAACGTATAATATTTTCGCGTCACTATTCAAACATAGACAATTGCAATTACCCTGCAATCCACCGCACAATTCTGTCCATTCTTTACTTCTTGTGTCGAAAGAAGCAACATAATAATACATATATTCGCCAATTTCAGTAAATACTCCACCCAAAAATAATTCCCGCGATTCTGGATCCATACACATTGTTCTACAAGGTCCATTCAGAACCTCTTCCGATAAAGGAAACCATTTGTTCTGAACGCGGTCGAAAAATGCCACGTAACTAATGTCTTGGTCGCCAATTTTTGTAAATGCTCCTCCAGCATATAATACCTTATGTTCATTATCGAAACAAAGACATGCACACTCCGCATTAAACCCCTCACCCAACGTCTCCCATTCGTTTTTGAATAAATTATAAGATACAATATTGTTTGCGTGGAGCCTATTAGGTTCTTGGTCAACGGAATTAAAAATTCCTCCGATATATAAAATTTGATTTTCTAAATCCATAGCAAGACATACGCCCAGATTATTGATTCCGTTTCCCACGTGTTCCCATTTTTTTTTGGTTAGATCATATGCTGCAATATTATTTGCGGTGACATTATCCACTTGCTCGAATAATCCAGTTATATAGATCTTTTTCGTTTCAGGATCCACATACATATCCATAACTGTATTCCCTACCCCTTTCCCGAATGGAACCCATTTTCTGTCTGTAGAAGACCGTAGTTCATTTACATGATGGACAATATTAAATGTTTCGTTGTGTTTTTGATACACATCGTCCATATACATGTCGTGTCCTTCTTCTCCTTCTTCTTCTAAAATCATGCCTTTATTTCTAGTACCATTCATTATGTGATCGATAATCGGATTTTTATTCTGTGTCGAACCGAAATCCTTTTCCGGATTATTCTCATACATGTCATCGTACTGCAATGTATGATCATCGCAAGAATCTGCAATCGAATGGTCTTTTTCTACATATCGTTTCACTACTCTCTCGATTACAGTTTCCATGTTCTGTACATGTGCCGCTTTTGGATCGTTTGTTTCGTTAAGGATTTTATTCCAATAATTTTCAATACATGCCTCCATGAATGCTGCATCTTTACTCAATATTTGTTTGGCGAGTTCATGTATTTGTTTTTGAATTGTATCGTAAAGATCTGTCTGAAGTTTTTTTGCGATAGTTTTTACATTTTCCTCGTCCATAACTGGAAATAGTTTGGTGATTTCGATAATCCGTTGCTCACCCTTTGCGTAAATATCTTTCCTGAGATTTTCTACCAAATCATTTACTTTCGATTCGTCAATGTTTGGCATTTTATCCGCAACGCTTTGAATCTGTTGATGAACGCTTTCGTGTATTTCTTTCTTTAGATTTTCTACCAAATCATTCATTCTAGTTTTCTCGTCAATCTTCTTTGGTATTTTATCTGCGACACTTCGGATTTCCTTCCTTATATTTTCCGCCAACACATTTACCTTGGATTCGTCCATTTTGTCAACAAGACCTGATCTAATATGCGGAATTTGGTTAGCAACTTCTTGTATTTTCTTCTCAAAGTTATCAATGATATTCTTTACTCTCACCTCATTTACACTATTGACCACTTCTTGGGTTTCTTTCACAAGAGTTTTGATTTGATCCTCGGTTGTTCCTGTGGGGACATTTTTCTGAAGCACGCTTTTCAACCATTGAATATCTCTACCATATTCTTCTAGCAATTTCTTTTCGCTAGTGGTATTTTTTATGGATTTCTTTAAAAATGTTTCCACGATACGTCGTATCCTTTTCGAATCAATAAAAGAATAAGGTTGATCTATTGTTTTCAAATATGCATTCGTCACATAGACAATCAGCCGGTCATTCACTGCCACGTCTGGTGTGTTGAATGTTTTCAATACCTCTTGTAATGATTGGATTATTTTGGATTCTATAATTGGTAAAGCCGGTGCTTCGTTATACACCGTATAATCTTGCATTTCCTTGATCGTCGGAGTAATTTCTGCAGATAAAACACCGATTTTTGCGTTTGGATTGAACGAGAATAAGATGGAGGTTTTTTTATTTTCAAGTCTGTGTCGAATATTACCGTTTTTTATTGTTTTCAACACTGTCCTCCGAACAGTATCTGTCTTGTTCGTAAAGTTCATCGAGCGATTGTATAATATATAATATCCATATATTATAATCAGTATCCTACATATCGTAATATGGATTGTCGTTCAATTCCATGGAACAATATGTTTGCGGTTTTTTTTTATAGTCTTGTGGATGGTGTATTCCAGATTCTTTTGCGTTTTCAAGGAGGAATTTAAAATTTTCCCAAAAATCAGTTTTATGTCCAATCGTTTTCGTCGCGACATGAGTCAATTCATGTATTGCCACAAACGTGAGAGTATGTTCGTCTATTAACGTATTCTCATCCTTATTTTTCTTAGGAGTTAAACAAAATGCGATTTTCTCTCCTTTATTTTCACTGTAAGCAGTATAAGAACTTGTCGGTAGAGTTTCCATTACTTTTTTCGGATTGAACCCTTTCACTAATTGTATAACCTCTTCTTTTTCCGGATACTTATTGCCAACATATTCAACTAATTTCTTACAATTCACAGTGACCTTGGCTAATAAATCGGCGGCCTCTTTTACTTTTGTCCGGTCTCTCACACAATATGTATTTCCATCTACTCCAGACACAACGCATTTCAATTCTAATTTGTCATTGTCGATAAAATACATATATAAACAAATGCCTAATACCAAAATGACAAAACAATAAAACAATGTTGATTGTGATAGTAGCATTTCTCCAACTCTATCTATACATTTAAACAAGATATTATGCTAAACTCGCACATATTTTTCCACTACAGAATGAGCTAGAACATTTTCTATACGAGAGATATCACTGTTTGTGAAGTAATAAAGTGCTTCAGGATTGATAATATGATGGGTGGCAAAAACCTTTTTCGTCTTTCGATCAATAAACTTGTTTGTTTCATGCTTATATGATGGAAATAGAGTCGTGAATAATAAAAAACAAACAAATATACATGTTTTTTATTATGATTTATAGAATTTTGCCATCAAGAAATAATTTAATTATTAGATACACAGCCAATTTCTAGTGGCTGACGTAGCATATCTGGCTCATAAGTACTGTTATTCCATGGACCAATATTTGCCTTGGGAATTATAGGATCTGATCTCAATTGGAGATTCGCATTTTTATGTGTCTGACCAATCGAGTCAAGACCGATGTGATATCCAGCTTGCAGCATATCGGGAAGTTCTGGGCTGGAATGATCCATCGGGTTATGTGACGACCACTGTGAATTCTGATCAATTGGAAGTAGATCGCTAGGGTTTGAAACCGGCATAGTAGGGGAATTTCCTCCAGAAACACTTTCTGACTTTCCGAAAACCTGACTGGGATGGGGCATTTCGTCAGTTTTTGGTGGAGAATATGGGTAGCCGGACGTAGTCATGTGATCTTGAACGTATGTTTTACCGTTAGAGTACCACAGCAAAAACATCCCAAGTAAAATAAATACGGCCAAAATCATTACACGTTCTTTGCTAAAAAATCGTTGGAATCCCGAAACAAAACCGTTAAATTTCATTTTATCTCGTGTATATAAACGGCAGATACAAGATTTTTCCTAAACTGTGATATTTATTTTCAATGCACCACTTCAGAAGAAGGCGATACAATATCAAATTCCAAATATTTACCCATATTTTCTAAAGAATCGCTCGCGGTCGAATCGGAATCTTCGAGAGAATACTGGATCTTTATTCGTTTTGCTTCTAAATAATGAGCAAGAGCCATATCCCTGGCGATAATGGCCTTTTTTTTAGCTTCTCGATACATAGTATAATAGGCTTCATTTGGTTCTTTTATAGTCACAACTTCACTCTGAGCATTATAAGGCAGATCCACTTCGCACATGTCATCATCTGGGTTTTCTTGTTCCTCTAAATCTTCTTCCTTTTCTTTTTGTTCCTTTTGTTCCTTTATTTTCTCTATTTCTTCTTTTTCTTCATCCATTTCTTCTTCTTTTTCCAGCTTCTCTAAAACGGGAGTTTTCGCGCCCGGTTTCCCTTTCTTTGAAAACAAACAACTTTCGAATATGTTTACATCACTCAATAACATCATTTGCTTTACCTCAACTTCTACTTGAAAATTTCTAGCTGAACATTTGATTCCCTGAAATTCCAATATAGCAATCACACTCGACCCCTCTTTTAATGAATCGATATCAATATCTTCTTCTTGTTCGTTATACACTTTTAATGCGGATTTCCCTAAACGTGTTGGGACATTGACCCGCATAGAGTATTGTTTGCCCGCTTTATACAACTTAATAGTCGAACTAAAAGAATTTTCAATGTCATGTTTTTCTAAAGTAGATTCAAACCATTTTTCTCTGTTTTCAAAAATCCGATCCTGACATAGCGATTCGAATTTATCGATCCACTCTATTAACTCTTCATCCGCCTGCGTGAAAATGAAATCACAATACATTCGTTTTCCGACCTTCACAATGCCGTTTTTTAGTTTGCATTTAGGAGGTTGTAAATATAACGGTTTTTGTTGTTTATTCGCAAAACAGCGTATAAAATGATTTCCACCAGCGACAGCGACTGGCGAAATAAATGCAACATCTTTAAATACAAATTCGTCATTTGGTTCATAAATATGATCAGCCATTTGTTATACGTTTTTACCGTATTTTATTTTCGCATTCCGGACGACATGCGTTTATTTAAAGCCTAAATAATATTGAATCAATGTAAATGTTATGGGAAACATGCCAAGATTATTTTAAAAGCAAATCTGGTCAGTTGGAGATTCGATCCAATTTACTAGAACCGATCGGACTCATTTTATACAATGAAATGTACTTTTACTTGTGGTTAATTTGTCTTTACCACGTTTTTCTGATTATCATTATTGTTGTCAATAGTGTTTTATTAATCAGACTCCTCCGACTTGTTTGCGTTCCGCATAAATTTTCTTAACCTAATGTAATATAAATGGAAATTGTACCCCGCAGCGAACCCCCATTTAGTGAAACGGTAAAAGCATGGTTTGCATTAGATAATGAACAACAATTATTGCTTGAAAAACTCGCAGGGATAAGAAAACAAAAACAGAAATTGAGCGATTCCATTATGCAGATATTGGAATCGAAAAACAAACTGCATTGCACATTAGACTTACCTGAAGGACAATTGCGTGTTCTGAGTAGGAAAGAATATGGACATTTGACCTTTCAATATATCGAAAAATGTTTTGAATCTCTCATTCTAGACGACAATCAACGTGATTTTGTTCTGAAATATTTGAAAGACAACCGAGAAGTTAAAAATGTCTCCGAGTTGAAACGATATAATAAAAATAGAAAGTAACCTATATAGTTATGTTTTCGCCCATTGTTATCACTGAAAACAGTGGTGGGACACCTTTGCATGCATATTTATCTCCTGTCCAGACCGGAGGGGGGGGAGAAGAAATATCCCTTTATGCACAAATGATTTCTAAAAATATGGTGGTCCCTATCGGTCTCGCTGTATTGAACCACGCGTCTCAACTTCCAGATCCAATGTTCGAAGACAAATACGAGCCCGATATGGACACGTTTAAGGAAATACCAGATTCGCTATTCGAACAATGTTTGGGGATGGTGTCTCAGACTAAAAAACAACAAAATCTTCAAACATTGAAGAAACGAGCAGTAAAGAAGAAGAGAGCTAGTAAGAGGAGTTGGTTTTAGGCGTTTCCCGGAGAGGAATAATATAAAAAAGTAATTTGTATTATTATATAAATAAGAATCCCTCATAAAACTTTACACATTTAAATGGAGGCTCAACGAAAAGGAAAAAATAAACATTGCGGACTTTGTCGACAGCCTAATCATAACGTCAAGAAGTGCCCTCAAATTGATATTCTGGATGCTCATAACTTGGGTGCAGTACAAACCTTTTTAATTGAAAATGGTATTTTTTCCATGTACGAGGGTGTACGTTATAGATTCTCATGGCTTCTCGATAAAGACTTGATTGAGCTGAGAGCACTTTCTAGAAAACATAAATTAGCGTACGAATTGATGGACAAACACGACATGTATCGAGCACTAAAACGCATATACGTTCAAAGTTCCCTTAGAAATATAGAAGACGAGTTTTTCTCGAATTTCATCACCCCCCGATGGCATAGTAGAGAGAACTTTTTTCATTTACTAAGTACGATTTCCTATATCGAAATTTTCGTCAACGACTACGAGGAAATTATTAGAGAACCATTAGTATATGTATTTGAGTCGTATGATTTTACAGGTGAGCAGATTTCGGATTGTCCTGTTTGTTACGAAAGCATAAATGTGGAAAATGCGGTTCAATTTAATTGCAAACACACGCTTTGCAATGGTTGTTTTTTGAAATATAATTTTATTTTGGAAAGAGACTCCAATGACGCTCCCACATGTGCAATTTGCAGAACCACCATTCACACTCTCAAGGGCGATTTGAACACATTACGAACAAACTACAAAGAAACTCCATCATCGTTTACATAATCGCAAATCTGATTTTTTTGGTTTTTTTCCGAATCGATTTCATTTTTTTAGTTGTTGTACCTCCTTTAGATACCGGTTTAGTTTCATAATCAGATAGAGACCAAAGAATTTTTTGGACATAACTTTTAATAAACTCTTTTTTTAATACAGAAATAGCAAAATCGAGACCGTTCTGTGCGATTTTTTTACATTTGTCGTCATTCTTCATACACCATTCAATCCGACTTTTTAAATCGGATAAATCCGGCTTTATCTTTATATAATGGACACCCGGTTGAATCAAGTGGTCTACCCAAGACCGGTATTCACTTTCAACCCTTAAAATTAAAGAGCCAGTCCGCATAGTTGTGAGTAATCTATACGCATTGACGTTACCATCAATATGAATGATATATTTATGGTTGCTTTGGTCTTTCATTGTTAGAAAAGACGTTGCCGGTTTAATTCCCGTATTCAACATACCCAATCCGTGAATAGGATCAAATTTTATTGACCGACTATCAATCGTTTGTCCTTTACCAGACAATTCCACGTCGACGTTTCCAAGTTTCATAAGTGCCAACTTCACCCGCATATTTGTTTGCTTTGTGTATCCACATCCCGAAGGACCGCCTCTAAAAACCGCCTTTTTCTCAAGTTTCTTTGTCCAGTCAGTATTGAATTCTTCGAAATCAAGTAATTTTTTATTGTCAAACACACCAATATCATCGTAATTTGGGATCGGAATATCACTATATCCGTCTTGTCCGGACATACTTAATATCGGTATATATTCATTAAAATCGTACTCACCCAAGGAATTGTTCCCGGTGACCATTGGAAACGGTTCTGTGCCATCATTTTTTAAAATTACTGCATCAGTCAGATTTAATATAAATACGCCATCCGGCAATTTCGTATCAGATAAGATTTCGTCATATTCGTTTTTGACCGGTATTTTTAATGGATCGGAA